ATGTATATTGCGGAGGTGTACGACGGTATCTCCATATGGACAAACGATACGGCGGGGGGTGATGCCTCCGCCGTTGTCCGGCATTTGGATAATCACCAAAGCTGTACGGGAAAAGGCGGGGACCGTTACGAATACGGAACCGTGCGCAACATGGAGGTATTTAACTATGAAAGCGGACGCACGGAGATACGCGGAAGCCTTGCAAAATATATATGCGGGCATAGTTGCGATATTGTACGCCTCAACGATTGCAGTGACGCTTTGCGAAATTTGTCGGAGCGTATGCAGTACGATTTGTCCAGCTGGAATGTAGGCACGTTGGAGTTTGGCGCGACGTACCAAATGCAGAACCGCCCGCAAGAGTATCTTAACGTATTGGGATACTTGGGCGATGTGCCGCCGGAGCGATGCCGGAGTACGACGCTGTACTACAATCCGTCAAAATTCATGCAGCTGCGACTGTATGACAAAGGGGCGGAGGCAGTAGCGGGCGGCTGGATTCCGGACGGTTTCCGCGGCCTTAACCTGTTGCGCTACGAGTGGCGGGCAATCGGGGACATTGCGGCGGGTGTCGGCTGGCATGAATCGGTGAAAGTTGCGACGCTTACCGACACCGAGTTTTATAAAACCTGTATGAATAAATACAAAACGATGTACGACAAAATCACAAAGCGGGCCGATATGCCCGCGGGCCAAAAGCCCACAACCGTGGGGCAATTCGACAAACAGGGCATAAATATGTTGTTAGTACGGTACCCGGAGATTTACGCGGACATTGAACAGACATTGATAGGAAACGGGTTTGCCGACAGGCGGGAGAAGTCCCGATACAACCGCCGCAAGCAAGAACAGATGAACGCCGCGTGCCGTTCCGGTCTCAAACAGGAACTAACGGAAAAAATACACGCCGTCCAATAGTGGAAGTGCGGCACGATTGTCGTTTATTAGCACAAAGGAGGGGTAAATTTTAATTATTTCCCCATCGAGCAGAATGGGATAGGGAAAGATTTAAGAGCAAAAAAACACGCCTTAAAATGCGAAATAGCAGGAATCCGGGAAAACCGGAAGCTATAAAAAGGAATTAAATCAGATTACAGCAGCTATGAAATGGGAAGTAAAAATACGACATACAGAGGCGGAAGAATGGATATCGCTCGATTTGGGCGATGAAAATCCGTACATCACACTGCAGGCGTTCGACGTATCCGAACCGAGTGCTCGAAACGTCACGTTTTCCCAGGCACTGACATTGCCTGTTACGGAAACGAACATTCGGGCTATGCAGTATTTCAACGGCATTAACGGACGATACGGGGATATATCGACGCACGCGTGGCCCTGCCTGCTCCTTTGCGACGGGCAGAAATTCACCGAGGAGGATATGCTGCTGTACGTCGATTCCATGACCAGCGGGGAGATAAACTGCCAAATCATAGGTGCAAACAAAGACTTGTTCGTATCTCTGGACGATACGCCTATGTCGGCAAACATATTGCTCCGTCCGCTCAATATCTCGCAAATCGTATCGAATACAACGGTTACAGTAGACGGTATTCCCGTGCCTGTGCGGTATTTGCTCATGCAGACGGACGCAGATGCGGATGGTCATCCCTCCAATGTAAACCGTATCACGTTAGACAGCTGGCAAATTTTTCCTGCCTTACGTTTGTATGAAGTTATGCGTGTGGTAATGTCGTCCCGCGGTTGGTCGGTCATTTCTCCGGTGACAACTGCATTACAGGAATATTATATTCCATGTACTAATCTTCATGCATCCAGTCCGTTTGAATATATGCTGAATGCCCAAATAACGGATAGCTATTCATTGACAGCCGGCGCTGTCCGTTCTAAAGTTATCGAGGGCTGGAGTATCGAAGAAAATCCGGCGGGTACAGGGCGTAGCCGAACATTATCCGAGAGTGGAACAGACACGGTGATGGAATATCAGGCGCTTGATACACAAATATGCGCTGTATCTGTCGTAGTCTCTTGTAATGCTCCATTCGGAACTGACAGTAACAGAGCCCATATAGCTGTCCATTGTGCACTCGAGGATGCTGCAGGAAAGGAGATAAACAACCGCATACTGGAGGGATACGGTACGGGAGATTATTTGCCAAATACGAATATTGACGAACAAACGGGAATAGCAAGAGTTACATTGTCTCGAAATGCATTTACCGTAAGGCGGGGCGAACGTCTTACGTGCAAGATTACCGTATCAGACCAGTCGCCCTCCGGGAGCGGCTATATATTCCAGGGACAAATCAGCGCGGTTGGAAAAGTGACGTTTACCGCACCAGTGGAGAATACGCAAGATTATGGAGACTATACACTCGGTGCCGTAGCTAATTTATTCGATTGCATGAACTTCGACACGCAGGGCGATTTTGTGCGTGCTGTAATACAGACTTTTGCCCTTTTCCCCGTATTCGATTATCGCACCAAGACCGTAACCTTTGAAACTTTCCAAACCGTCATTGACAACAAGAATGCAGGTAATGTAATGGACTGGTCGGACAAACTGTTACAGGACGATGAACTCGAATTTAGCTATCAGCCCGACAATTTCGCCAAAATCAACGAAATCAATTTTAAGAAAGAAAATGATTACCAAACCGGCTGGACATTCAGAATGCATTCTGCATCCTTAGAACAGGGGCCGGAGGAGTATATGGAAATACCGTTTGCCAGCGCGAAAAACATCACCGCATGGAATTTGTCCTTACCTGTTATCAATGTACCTCTTTTTACCGTGGACGATAGCGGAAACCTAAAATACGAGAAAACAGATACACCTTACCTTGTCACTCCACAGTCGCATTTATCCTTTGTGTCAGTAGGTCAAGGCCTTACACAAGCCTCAAAGACACTATATCTTGCACAGTTTCAGTACGGAGGCGTCAAACAAAACTTTGATGCCTTAACAAATGCAATTGCTTTTCCAACTGTTTTACGGGCTTCTTTCGATTTGTCGCTGCTCGATATATACATGATAGATTTTATGAAACCTGTTTGGTTAGAACAGTTTAGCGCATACTTCTATCTGCTGAAAGTCGAGAATTACTCCGGAGAGATTGTCACCTGTGAAATGATTAAATTACAATAACATGGCTACCGAAACAAGAGAAACCGTATATAACATTAAACTGAATGCGACCGAGGCAATCGCTACAGCGGCAGAGCTGCAGCAGAAAATAGACGGAGTTAAAGAAGCTATGAAGCAGGAGGCGGCGCAAAATGGGAAAGGCACTATCGCGTATCAGCAAAAGGCCGCCCAATTGAAAGTGCTTACTGCCCAATACAACTCATACAGTAAGTTTGCTGTCAACTCTGTGAAATTAGAGGGGCAACAGGCAGATGCGCTTAAAGCCATGCGTTTGCAAGTGTCGTTACTTACACAGGAATACGACGGTTTGGGCAAGGCGGAAAGAGAAGCGGCGCAGGGAACCGAACTGCGTGACCGTATCGCAGGACTGACTGCGGAACTCAGCAAGCAGGAACAGGCGCTGGGCAATTTTCGCCGCAACGTCGGTAACTACGGCAGTGCATATAATGGATTGAACATTCGGGCACAACAACTGGTACGCGAATTACCATCCCTCACTGTTAGCGCTAATCAGTTTTTCCTCGCCATCTCGAACAACCTACCGATGTTTTTTGACGAGATACAGAAAGTGCGTATGGAGGCTGCAGCCCTGCGAAAGGAAGGTAAGGTCGCACCGTCTGTGATAAAAACGGTGTTGTCATCATTTCTGTCCATGCAGACATTGTTAGCAGTGGGCGTTACTCTCCTTGCGCAATACGGAGGCGAGCTGGTAAAGTGGATAGGCGAACTGCTCGAAGGGAAACATGCGGCGGACAGCACGGCCGCCTCCATGAAAGCATTAAATGAAGCAATGGATTTCAGCGGGCTCGGCAAACAGATTGCAAATATCAATTTACTCGCCGATGCATGGGCGAGATTGGGCAATGATGCAGAAGCAAAAGCGGGATTCATACAAAAATACAAGGACGAGATAGCAGATACGGGACTTGCCATAAACGACGTAAACGATGCAGAGACCGTATTCGGTTCTCCTGCATCTACGCAAAAAGTCATAGATGCAATGGTCGCACGTGCGCAGGCTGCTGCATCACTGAAATTGTATGAAGAGCAGATAACAGAGGCTATAGAATATCAGGCAAGGGCACGGCAACTGGCACAAGAAAATAGCGAACGGGAGGAGAAACGAATACAGAATTGGGCTAACGCCAATACTTTGCTCGGTCAATCATTTGTATTCTTAGGAAATAATATAGGCCGTAATTTCGATTTGACAGCTGACCGCGCAGAAGGGCTGAACTACAAAGCTGACAAGGCTTTCTCAAGGGCCGAAAATTATCTGACGTTCATAAACGAACTTACAGCCACGGCCGCCGAAAAATCCTCGGAACTCGCTGTGGGCTTTGCAGAAGATGCAGAAGACGCGGGCAAGACCGTAGACCAGCTGGCTTCCAAATTCGCAGGAAATATCGTAAAAATCCAACAGGAAATGGTTAAAACTCTCAATGAAGGGAGCAGACAGGGCGAGATACGGCAGCTAATGCGCGAATATGCGGAAACTCTCAAGACGTTAGAGGATACGGTTGCCGAATATGAAAAAATAGATTTTGGCAACCTGTCCCAGGAGGAGGCTGCAGCCGCAAAAACAGCCTACGAGGAGGTGTTGGCAAATTTATTGGTATATCGCGACAAGTTAGCCGAAAACCTTGCAAAAGATATTTCCGAAGTCAATAAGAAATATGACAGGCAAGAATTCGAAGCACTGAGTATTCTTTACCGCCGGCGCATTCTGGAAGCCGGGAACAATGTCGCGGAACGTCTGAAAATCGAATTGGAGGCTTTTGAGGCAGAGAAGGAGATGCTGGAGAAGAACGGGGAGGAGACGATAGAAGTAGACGAGAAAATCGCCAAAAAGCAAAATGAAATCCTTAAGGAACGGCTGAAAACTTTGCAGGCAATAGTATCGCAGGAGGCAGAAGAGATGAAGGAGGGTAGCATCGAGCGTCTGCAACTGGAACTACAGGGCATGCAGGAAGAATTACGCCTCCGTCAACAGCTCGGAGAAGATACCGTTTCGTTGCAGCGGGAAATAGCTAATCAAGTATTGGCTATCGAGCGTGCTGCATGGCTGGAGGGATATGAAATCGACAACAGCAATTATGTAACCCGATATCGGACGACGAAAGAACGGTTGCTCCAGGAATTGGAACTCTATAAAAACAATGCGGAGAAAGTGGAGGAAATACGGGCGGCAATGGCTCAGAACGAGAAAGAATTTCAAACTAAACTTCGGGACGATATATTCTCCATTGCCGACCAAATAAATGAAGTTTTCAATGGCATTACCGACTTAATTTCTTCGCAGGTAGAACAGCAAGTGACATCTATCAACGACACGTATGATAAGGCAGAACAGAATTTAGCCGACATGTACGCACGCGGGGCCTATACGGAAGCCGAATATAACGCGGAAAGTGTGCGGCTGCAAAAAGAGCGGGAGGATGCAATAGCCGAAGCCCGTGTCAGAGAGGCGAAAGCCGAACGGGCTGCATCCGTATTTTCAATTACGGTAAGCACTGCACAGGCAATCGTGCAGGCGTGGGCACAGGCACAGGCAAATCCCATAGTGGCCGGGATACTTACCGGGCTCATATCGGCGGCAAGCGCACTGCAAATGGCTGCCGTATTGTCTGCCCCGCTTCCTACCGCCTCCCGGGGCCGTTACATTCATGGACGCACCCATGCACAGGGCGGAGAAGTTATTGAAGCTGAGGCCGGCGAGGTAATTATCAACAGGCGTTCGACGGCCAGATTCCTCCCCCTACTGTCTGCCATCAATGAAGCGGGCGGAGGTATTCCATTTGCCTCCGCCGGATACGATGGCGGATATGTTATGAGACACGCAGGAATGGATATCAATCTTAACATCGAACAAGCTATTGCTAAAGCTCTTAATTCTGTGAAAATAGTCGCAACTATCCAGGACATTAAAAGACAGGAAGCAAACTATATGAAAATACAAACAAACAAATTATTATTATAGTTTTTTTTGTATAAAACGTAAAATACGTATCTTTGTATATATGATACATATAGAAGTCATAGGATGTATTGCTCCCGAAAATAGCTGGTTTGGCGACAACACATTTTCCGCCGAGAAACTGGCGGAGATATTGGCCGGAAATCCCGACCCTGATATTCTGTTGGATATAGACAGCGACGGCGGGAGCACGGAGGAAGGATTCAAAATATACGATATGTTGCGAATGAGCGGGCGAAACATTTACGCAAATATTCGTGGAGCCTGTCATTCTATGGCAACTGTAATTTTACTTGCGGCTCCGAAAGGCAACAGGTCAGCTAACCGCAATGTCCGTGCGCTGATTCATCAGGTTTATACAGAAATGTACGGATGCATATCGACTGAAGAAGCTCGGAATATGTCCGATATACTGGAGATGGAGCAAGAAGCAATACTTGATATTTACACAGAACGCACCGGAGCAGATAGGAAATTTTTACGCAATGTTATCCAGCAGGAAAAAGTACATGATGCGAACTCCCTCCTCGAAATGGGATTTATAGACAAAATAAACCAATACACAACCAATCAACTATATAATTGCATTATGGCAGAAACAAAATCTTCGGCCTATGTTTCGTTCATGGAACGAATGGCTAATTACTTCAAAAAACACGAAATTTTCAACTACGATTACAAAGACGTGGAGGGGAATATCGTGTTTTCAACATCCTCGTCCGACGACAGCCTCAGTGTTGGCGACCGTGTAAAAGTGGCAAAAGGCGACACCGAAGGCGAGTTCGTACTTGCTGATGGCCGCAAAGTCAACATCGAGGACAATGTAGTAATGGCGATAGAATCGCCTAATCAGCCTGGTGCGGGAGACATGGAGGAGCGCGTGCGGGAGCTGGAAGACATGTTAGAAGAAGCACGCAGGGTAATCGATGAGCAGGAAGCGGAGTTACGCCGTCTTCGAGGTAGCCGCGAAGTACCGCCTTCAAGACAGAACTATGTCCCAACATCTAAATCACCGGCCAGCCTCTCGAAGGAGGACATCATCAAGGAGGCGCGCGAGAAGCAGCGAAAGGCCGCTGAGGCTGAAAAACTCATTAAATAACCAACATTCACTAACATTACACCCTATAAAAATGGCAGCAGGAGGTTTTATTGACATGACTAAATTTACCTTTGAAGGTAAATTGGTCGATTCGCTTAGCGAAATGCTGTTCGAGGACACGTTGCGTGCCCCCGATTTCACGTCCATTCATACGATATTCCCGGGTATCGTTACCAATACCGAGGTTGGGTTCATCGGTGAAGGCGGCCTGGTGGGCATTCCGGACGCCGGATGCAATTCTTCTAATCAGGAATGGAGCATCAATACCCGAAAATTGGAGTGGAATCCAAAGACATGGGAAATATTCCTCAAACAGTGCTATACTGATTTGCAGAACGCAGCCACGATATACTCTCTGCATACCGGCGTACGCATTCCCGATTTTACTGACACGGATTACGCAAACATCGTGCTCACAGTTCTACGGAAGAGTGTACGCGACTTCTTCTATCGGACCGTTTGGTTCGGCGATACGTCGGCACAGAGCGCGCCTACCGGCACGGTCACCGCGGGGCTGGATACGAAATACTTCACCCTGCTCGATGGATTCTGGAAACAAGCTATCACACAGGCGGGCGAGAATGCGGAACAGCGCGTAACTATTACGGAAAATACAGGCGCATCGTATACAGCACAGAAGGTATCGCCGGAGAATATCGTGGACTATTTCGCGGGGCTGGTTTACGGCGCTCCGATAGAACTGCGAGGCATGGAAAATCAGTTCATACTTGTGACGCAGAGCATCTACGACGCTTATACGCAGTATCTCGCATCCTCTCAATATCTCGAAAGCGCGCGCGTCATGCTGCTTGACGGACGCTCCGCACTCTCCTATGACGGCATTCCCGTAATTGCCATGCCTATATGGGACAAGATGATTAAATCATACTTCGACAACGGGACGAAATACGACAATCCGAACCGCGCCATATACACTGCTCGGCCCGTGCTCGGCGTAGGCGTGGACAGCCTCGACAGTTTTGACCAGATTGAAATGTGGTACGACCGCAAGGACAAGGTAGTATTTACTCGTCTTATGGGACGTCTGGATGCAAAACTTACCAATCCCGAAATGTTCACCATAGCCATTTAGGAGGATAAGTTATGGCAGTAGATTGCAGCAAAATATCTGTAGGCTTCACGAGTGAAGACTGCTTATCTCAGGCTACTCCCGGTACCGCGGCACGTGTCATACTGATAAGCCATTCTGATATCAACAAGGCAACTTCGGAAGTGACGAATAATGTTATTTCCGACCTGATTCTCAAAACAGGCGCAAAAGCATATGAGGTGGATTCTTTACCGGACGCAACCATCGGCACTGATGAAATCAACGCTGGGACTTACGTAAATAGTCATACACACAGTGTACAAGTGCGTATATTCCAGAAATCGGAGGCAGCAAAGAAATTCATCAACGGTCTTACCAATGCCTTAGTAGTGGCTATTGTGGAGAACAAAGACAGAGGCGCATCCGGAGACACTAAATATGAAGTGTACGGTTGGAATTCAGGTCTCAGCGTTTCGGCGCTGACAGTTTCGACAGAAATTACGGACGGCATAGCCTATGACGTAACTTTGTCCACAGGGGAAGATGGACGCGAAGACAGCCTGCCTAAATCATTTTTCAAGACGGACGAGGCGACGACAGACAAAGCTATTACGTCACTGCTCACCCCCGCCTCAGTCTAATTTTCTGATGCACGCACAGGCGGGGTATCAACCCCGCCTCAATGCGTCAAATATATCGTTATGGAAAAATCAGACATAGAAAAACTGAAAGCCTACCAAGCAGCATATAATAATCTGTCTCAACAATACAGAAATCATTATATACAGACATTGGAAAGCAACCGCGCGGCGATGGAAGAAATTCGTTATCTCGCAAAAGTTTTTCTTGGCCGTAACCTTGCTACATGCATACATACGTATATCGAATCTCATATAAAACTCATGAAGTTACAAGGAATAGAACCAAAAACTACAGAATACGAAGTTTACCCGGGAACCTACAAAACAGACCCTGTAAACATGGAAATTGATTGGGTGCTAACACCTGCAACACTTCGGGCGAAAGGCGAGGAGATGGCATTACGCCATTTGTCCAATAATCCCGCCGTTCGCAAGTTCTTTAGCAAACTACCAGAGGATGTAGACGTTCGCATAGCATCTTACCGCAATAATGGTGGCATATCGTCGGAGGAATCCGGAACATCTGCCGACAAACCTAAGAAACCACGCAAACCGCGGGCAAAAAAAATTGTAGAAGATGATAGCCTCGCAGATAAAGACGCGGCAGCAGTTTAAGTCATATGACTGGCGGCAATGGCATATCCTTACCTACGGCGAGGATAACGATTTTCCGCAGGTAGTGAACGAACTCGTCACAGCTTCTAAAACGGGATATGCATGCCTCGACATCTACTCCGATTTCGTGAACGGCGAGGGATTCGGGGACAGTGCCGTTGCGGACATGATGGTAAACGCTACGGAAACAGGTACGCGCTTTCTCCGCAAAATCGTAGAGGACTACACCAAATACTGTGGCTTCGCAATTCATGTGAACTATACGCAGGATTTTCACATCAAAGATATGCACGTGGTACCGTTCGAATTCTGTCGTCTGGGAACTTCCGATAACGGCGACGAGATTACTCATATTGCGGTACATGCAGACTGGGGACGGCGTAGTGCTCGTTTTCGCATGCGTTGGTATCCTGACGACATAATTCGTTATCACCTTTTTGACCCGTGTCCCGAAACAGTGCAGTCCGAAGTGGACGAAGCCGGCGGCTGGGAGAGTTACCGCGGACAGGTGTTCTATCTATGCGGCTCGTCCATAGGCGATTTGGCATATCCAATACCCAAGTACGTAACAGAACTGACCGATATGCGTACCGAGGAAGGTCTTGCCAACATCGCGGGACGCAACGTGTGCAGCAACTTCATGCTGGCCGGCCTGCTCGTTGACATCATGGAAAGCGACCAGAACGAGGAGCAGTTAGCACGCAAGCAGCAGGAGCTGATGCAATTCCAGGGCGATGAGAATGCCATGCAATTGTGGTACACCACAGCGAAGAACAAAGATGAAATACCGCAGTTTGTATCGCTGTCCGGCGATAACTATGATAGCAAGTTTAAGACCACGCAGCAGGTCATCCCCGACAATATCGGCGAGGCATTCAAACAACCGCCGATTCTGCGAGCAAAGGACGTAGCTGGCAACCTTGGAGCCGACCTGTTCGTAAACGCTTACAAATATTATAACTCCGTCACTTACCGCGACCGCTCCATAATCACCGAGACGCTCGAATACCTGTTCAGCTTCTGGTGGAATGAAATCCCGATGCATTTTGATATCGTGCCGCTTGCGTACAATACCGGCGGCTCATATATAGAGACACACGGCGAGGCGGCTACAGCGCATGTAGTGGAAGTCATTACCAATGCCACGCTTACTATACAACAGAAGCGCAGCTCACTAACGATGCTCTTCGGTTTCACAGAAGAAGACGCATTAAAACTCGTGCCTAATGCTACTGACAATACAGGATATTAACCGTGTCCGGCCCATTGCGGCTAACATTAACGCCAAGGAACGTCTCGAGCCATACCTTGCGGAGGCTGAACGGCTACGCCTGATGGACGTTCTCGGCGCGCCGCTGTACCGGTGGCTCGATGAGACGGACTTCAAAACCGGCGACGCATTCACCTACACGCGGCCAGACGGAACGGAGACAACCATAACGGCGGACGACCACGATGCACTGATGAACGGCGGCTACTATGCGGGATGCTGTGGTGAGAAATATAGTAACGGTATAGTCGCGGCTACGGCTTATATAGCATACAGCCGGTTCATTGTGAACAATCCTATCAATATCACGGCCTTCGGTGTCCGCTACAAAGACGGTGAGTTTTCGTCGAGAACCGAAGACAACGCGATAGTGCGCGCTTCTAACGATGCCCGCCGTATCGGTGAAGCATATTTCGAGGAAGTAACGGCACACTGCCGCTCGTTGGGACTGCTGGAATGCCGCCCGTACACTGAAGCTCCACGCCATATAGTACGCGTAGGACAAAGAAAACTGTAAGACACAGGCTATAATGGATATTCTGAACTGGATACTCTCGGCTGTCACGTGCATATTTGGAGGCACGTCGCTGTACACGCTGGTGTTATATCGGCGGCAAACGAAACGATTCAAGGATGCGGAGGCCTTTGAAAAGGAAGTCAAAGCACTGGAGGCAGCGCTCAACGTTATGCGTGAGCAAATAGATTTCTGTCAAATCCAAACAGAGACTCTCCAAAAATCCGTTTTACATAAAGACGAGCGGATTTCACACCTAAACAGTGTAATCGTAGCAGCGCACAAGTGTTCGCATATCACCAACGTGACAGAATGCCCCGTATTAGTAAAAAAATCAGAATACGACGCATTGTATTATACTATAAACAAAAAAGCAGAGGAATGATGGAAGCTACCAACTTCTTGTATGGCTGGTAGCTCTCATTCCTTTATACAAAATATGTCACGCAATGGGTAAGTATTTTACAATTCAAGAATTATGTCATTCCCGGACAGCTATCAAACAGGGTATAGACAATACTCCTCCTCCCAGTGCGAAAGTGAATTTGATAGCTCTTATCACGAATTGTCTCGACCCCATACGCGCATTATGGGGCGGTCCTGTAATTGTGAATAGCGGTTTTCGCACGCCGATGCTGAACAAAGCAGTAGGCGGGACGGTCAATTCTCAACATGTGCAGGGAGAAGCAGCAGACATTACGGTAGGTTCACCAGACAAGAATCGTAGGTTGTTCAGCATGATTCAAGCAGCAGGGATTCAGTTCGACCAATTGATAGACGAAAGCAATTACGCATGGATACATGTTTCATGGAAAGCGACAGGGAACCGGCAGCAGGTATTGCATTTATAACCGACCGTTGCCCGGAGTGCGGCGCGTGGCTTATTCATCAATCCGGATGCGCAATATGTCCAGATTGCGGATGGAGTGCGTGTAGTCTTTAGGTAATAAAAAAGAGGCGGTGTCGGACTCCGCCTCTTAATGAGACATAGCAATGTCTCTTTGCCAGATGGCATTTACAAAGATAGAAATTTTTATAAAATATACATGATGGAAACAGACAAACTACTGCATGTATTGTGCGGATATGTTATTGCAGTTACTATCGGTATGTGGCTTCCGTGGCTCGGTGCTGTTGCCGGTATTGTAGCTGCGTTCGGTAAGGAGTTCTTGTGGGACAAGCTGCTGAAGCGTGGCACCTTCGAATGGGCGGATATAAATGCCACGCTCGTCGGCGTACTCATAGGTTTTTGCCTTGCCTTTCTTAGAAGTAATATATGAAAGTATGGGGATACATAACCGCCGTACTGTTATTCATCGGAGCATTCTTTGCGGGACGTGCTTCGAAACGGTGTGATATAACATCGGGCGAAGTGCAGCGCGACACCATTACCGTAGTCGATACCCTCATTCGGAAAATTCCCATACCGAATCCTGTCACGGTCGTGCGTGTCGATACATGCTACCTACCATCATCTACCGACACTGTCCGCATTCCGGTCGCCGTACCAATAGAACGGAAAACATACACTACGTCCGATTATCGGGCCGTTGTCGAGGGATACCGGCCAAGTTTAGTAGAAATGCAAGTTTACCAAAAACAGCAGACTATAACGCAGACCCTTCCCGTATCCAGCAAATCTAAACGCTGGGGAGTAAGCGTACAAATTGGATACGGTTATTTGCCAACATTAAATAGAGGTACTTTTTACATCGGAATTGGCACGCACTATAGTATATGGCAATGGTAAAACTATGCAAATTATATGCAATAAACACATACATCAGCACAACATACTGATTATAAAAATTATACTATAAAATTTTATTGCCTGTCACGCAGGGGGTCGCGGGACTGATAGTTACAGTATTTGAGGCTTTTTTATTTGCGTTGTCCCTATCCTTTTTCTCATCGAATATAGGTAATCCATGGTAAAAATAGGTAAATTTGGGGCAAACCTTATGCAAAATCTATGCAATGAGTACCGTCAAATTATACCTCGACAAACGGGTCCAGCGTCGTGACAATACGTATCCGTTAAAACTGATGATTGCCCATCAGGGTAATTTTCTTATAAACTTACAAGTATATCTAAAAGAGGACGAATTTATAGGGGGTGAAATCATCATTCCCGACAATCCCAAACGTCAAAAAGCATTAACCGCCTCGTCATGGTTTTCCGCCCATCGATAACCGCTTGCGTGAGGCCGTAACGGTCGTTAAACATTATCTTTTTCATAGTTTCACTCGTTTTACCTTTCCGCATTTGGTGCAAACCCATATTTCGTTCAGCCAATCGTTCAGGTTCTCGCCCTCCGGGACATCACACCAAATCCCGTCAATCATGAATCTGCCTGCCATCATTTTACTTGTCTGAAAATTATATCCTCGCCATCCTCTCTGTCCTCAGAGTAACAATGGCCTATGACAGAGGCAAATTTCTCGCAATGTCTAATACACGTAATTTGGCCAGGATAAGGAATATCGCTGAAACGACTGTAAAAATAGCATCCCACACAATCATCATTCGTAGCATTGTTAACAACCTCCAGCACTACATCCCCAAAATTGAACCGCTCCCCAACAGGGCGCGAGGGGATATTATCCATGACATCTGAATCGTTTTTCATTCCTCACTTAGTTTTTTGCAAAATTCATCTGCGATTTTTCGAGCCACATCACCTTGAAAAATACCGGCCATCATCTTCTCGATAATATGATGCGCTTTTGCCCGCATCCGTTCCTTGGCTTCTTTTTCTGCGCACGTTACGCAGTATCCCACATCTGCTGCTGTAAAATCCAATGAACCCATGGATAGCCTATCGTTAATAAATCTTTGTGCTTTTTTACTTCTCATCTGCGTTCAGTTTATAATGTCCTTTTTCATTCCGGAGCAAAAGGCCTTTCTTTACCAACCGCAAACAGATTGGTGAAGCCCATGAGCCATGATGTGTAAAGCCAGCACTTCCAGTAACCGATGCGTGGCTTTTTCCTATCACCGTAGGCGACACGTAGTCCTTACCCTTAAGGTAGTCGAGTATCCATTGTTCATTGTTTGTCAGCTTCATACTTATTGTTGTTATTATTGTTGTCATTATTGTAGTACGAGTTAGCATCGAATCCGCACCACGTGCATATTCCGGACAAAACGTTCATGCAATAATTCTCGCGGCCGCATTTCGGACATCTACAGAGTGCTATACGCCCCGTTGTATCGCTCCACCACAACCCGCGCGGAAGATTGGATTTATCCTTAGATTCATTTTTCATAGTTCACTCTCCTCTATCGGTAGCCGCAGAGCCGTATCCGTGGCCGTTTCGTGAATCGTCACCAGCCCTTCCCCGGCCAGCTCCTGTACGACCGCCCGGAACTCGTCGAAAGTGCAGGCACAGCAGACCGACAGATACAGGTCGTCGCGGATGACCAGTGCGTGAATCGGCTCGATATAGGCCTCCGCTTTGCGCTCGCACACTTCCCGAATGCGGGAAAGGATGGCGGACTTGAGGTTATCTGCGGTAACTTTCATTGTCAAACGAAATTCGGTCGAACATCTCCTCAAACCGGTCGGTTATCCTCGCGCCGTAACGCTGTTCGATTCCCTCATCATCCAGATTGCTCGTGATGATGGTGGGCTGCATCCTGTCGTACCGCCGGAATATCGCGTCGGCCACCGGCGTTGCCTCCGTGCCGTAGTGCTTCACGGTTGCCGGTTCACAGCCCATATCGTCGATGATGAGCATAGGCGCATCCACGATTTCCGCATAACGGCTGTCCGTTACCGGAATCCCGGCCAAATGCACGGCAGATACTTCCGTAGCAAGCGGCACGTGGCGGACTATCCGCTCGGCCTCCAGCCCCTCCTCCTCGGTCAGCCGCCAAAATCCGTAGGCCAGGCGCTCCTCCGCCGCGCCGCGCACGGTGAGTAGAAAAAGCCTCATTGCCTTCGCCAGCGTCGTCTTGCCGTTTCCCAAGCCTCCGTAAAGGAGCAGCCCGGGCCTGTCGCTCCCGGTAAACCACTGGGCCGCCTGCCGGATGTGCGCCGCAGTAGCCTCGTCCCGAAGGAACTCCCTGCCCCGGCCGGAAACGACCGCCGAATACGCCGCCGTAAGGCCTCCTATCACCTGTACTGCCGAAAAAGGCAGCCTATAACGTGCTCCGACGTTTTTCCGGACGCCCAATTGCTTCAATGTCTGTTCGTAAATGTTCATCGTCTTTTTCTCTTTTGGCGCAATTTTTCTCTTTTTCCCTTCGTGCCCAAGTGCTTAGGCGTAGACCGAGCTCCCAGGTCGGCTGCAGTTCGTACCGCATTTTCGTCCCTGAGCGGTTCAGCTCTGCCCAGTACGCATAGAAGTCGCGTATCATCTCCCGGCCATAGGTGGCCACGTAGGGAACCAAAGAATCGTGAAAAACCTTTTTCCTGTCGTTCGTAGCGGCGGCAGCCGCGTCTTTCTTTGCTACTACACCGTCAGGTGTAGTAGTTTCTTTAATTCTTTCATTCTTTAATTCTTTCTTTTTGGTTCGCGAGTGGTTCGCATCTGGTTCGCGATTGGTCCGGTTTGCGGTTCGTCTCTGGTTCGCCGATGAACACAACGCACTGCTTGTCATGTCGTTGCGCGGTTCGTTTTGCGGTTCGTCGCTGGTTTTTTCGCCGATATGCCTGTCTGTAACCAAGGGATTGTAAGTATCATAATTACACAATCTTATAACGGTCTGGCCGTGCTCCTTTCTCGTTTCTATCATTCCCTGCGATTTAAGCATATCCAGAAAACGAATCACTTTACCTGCACTCCATCTCCAGCGATTCTCGAGAAATCTTCTGCTCGCGGCAAGTTCTCCCCTTCGGCTCTCTATCGCCCGTCCATCGAGTATTATGACCCGTTCCTCTATTCCCGCGGCTTGTATCAAATCAAGCCACGCTTCGGCACGTGAATACTCACGGGGTTCGACCCATAAGGGATTATCGAAAAACTTCCGGTAGAGCTTTATATATCCCTCTTTGCTCATTGCTATTTCCCTTTGCTCAGACCGTAAACCAGCATGGCAGCATCCCGACCGTGCTCCGTCGTGCGGGCCAGCCAGCCCGTCAGGTTCCGAAACTGCAAGGCCGACAGTTTCGTCCGGTTGTCGCGCGGAGCAACCAATTCATACGGAATATCCTGCTCCCCGCACCAATCCTCCCATATCGAGGCGTCCCGGCAGACGCTCCCAGCCCCTTTCAGCCGTTCCCGACCGGTATTCCCGAACCATTTGCGAAGCCGGGCGTCTTCGATATAGAGAAAGACACTACCCCAATGTCGGTAAGCCATAACCGCTTCCATCGCCTTCGTAATGCTCATCGTATCCACAAGCAGCAGCTTTTGCGAATACAGCTCCCATACGGCTATTCCCGTATGTGTGCCGGTGTCGATACCAATCAGGTAGGTCTGTTTACAAATATTTTCCATATTGCTCGATGCGTACTTCTATGTCCTGCAAAAACTCTTGCTCGTCCGGGGCCGGAAGATAGATGCCGCACTCCCGGCTCGCCCAATCTCGGAACCGTTCGATGGCGGTCGTCAACTCTCCCGTATCGCAGTCCCGCGTACTGCGGACTGTCTCGACATCGCCCAGGAACGGGTCGCTTTTTATGCGACAAAATATCTCGCCGTTGCAGAGCTTTTTGAAATACTCCTGTTTCACGTATTCCACCGTCTCGCCATACTCGATGGCAAACCACCCCAGAATCAGATGCAGATAGCGGTTTTGACGGAGCGTGCGCTGGGGCTTTCGCTCGGAAAGCTCCACAATGCCGCCCCGTTTATAGAGGGCATTGCACCGGCACTTGAAACGCTCGCGGTCGAGTTCTGTAGCGAGATTGTAAAGCATACTCAAAAAGGAAGTCCGTCCGGTTCATCATCGTAATTCCCGCGCGGCGTATAGTCGGGTTGTACGGGTGCCTGTAGTGCCGAACCACCCGGCCTGTCGTAAGTACCCGCATTGGCTCCTTGCATCCGATTCTGCCGTGCCTCTATGCCGTAACAGCGAACGGACGTCATGCGGCGCACCTCCCCGTCACGGTTCGTCCATTCACGGCCCTGCAGCGCGAAGGATACTGTAACCGCAGTGCCTATATCGAACCGGTCAAGGTCGGCGCATCGGTCGCCCGTCATTTCCAGCGCAAGAATGTTTTCATATTGGCTGCGCTCACCAGTATATGGGTCATATGTCGTGGCGTCCAGAAGAAACTCCCGTTTACGGAACGCATTGCCTCCGCTACGCGACGGCAGCTCCTCTGTCTGCCCGATGTACACGAGCCTGCCCGTGATTTCATTTTTTGTCATAATATTACCGTATTTGCCATAATATTACCGTATTTGAATGTTGCTGTTTTCCTGTAAGACCGCCCCGGGGACTTCCTCCCCGGCCGTTATGGCCGTTTTAAGCATCTGCTTGTCGTAGCCTATCGTAACCGTCCGAAACCGCTCCGGAATGCTTCCTTCGTCCTCGATGACGACCTGCGTCGATTTGCGGAAAGAGAGCCGATACTTGCCAGCCTCCAGTCGGTCTATGCCAAACAGCCGCAGCGCATCGGATAGCCGGCCACACAGAATATCGATTTTCCGCTGCTCGGCTTTCTGCAATTTATCGAGTCGCGCCTTTTCGTCATGGATAGCTTTCAGTCGTGCTTTTGCGTCGAGTATCGACGCTGAATAATCCTCCGCCTTCTGCCGCAGATTCTCCTCGTTGATGGACAGCGCCTCCCCCAGCTCCGGAGTGAGGACGCCTTCCGATGCCTCTATCGCATCGTTCAGCCACTGTTGCGTGGCAGTAATCTGATAAAGTGAACTCATGCTGTTATGCTGTTTGTTTCTGTTTATATTCCCTGTACAATTCTCCGACGCGGTTAATCTCGCCGGAAGTAATCCCGGCATACTGTGTTTCCAGCAGCCGGGCGATACTGAATGTATTCCCCGCGTCCCTGCTTTCAGCCTCCTTTTTATCCAGCCACTTGCAGACGATATTGACACTAACAGGGTCTTCCAATACTTGCGGATTAAATGTTTTTTTTGACGGGTGCGGCGCTCCGTCCGGCATACTGCCAGTCTTTTCCCGAAGAGCGTCTACATCATCCTCGTCGGTCGGAATATGGAAAAATTTCATCAGGAAATATCGTTCCCCATAGGTCATGGCCGAACCTGCCCCTTTATCCCAATCGCTCTGCCCGTTCGCTGCCCACTCGCACATCTCTTGCTGCCCGCTCTCCGCATCTATCCAGGTGAAGCGCATTTTTAGCGATGTATGCACCTCCGATTTGTCGCGTTGTTCGCGCCCTACCTTGTAATCCTGCCTCGTGTTGACAATATCGACGATTTCAGATTTGAGAAGAAGTCCCAGCTCGTCCATCTTCGGACGAACGACACTAAGCAGCTTGTTGCCGGAGACATATTTATAATTACCTGTTCCTCCCTGTTTCTCGGGGAAAAGACCGCGCACGGCCTTCTGCAACTCCAATAGTTTTTTATATAATTCTGTATTCGTTTCCATATCGTTCATGTTACATTAAAGCTCCACTCTCATGTATGCGTCTAATCAAATCGATGTACATCCAGTACTCCTCGATTTCTTTGTCCGAGTAATTATTTGAACGCCCTATCTTTTCATAGTTAGACAGCCATTTTGAAATAGTATATTGCTTACAGCCGATTTGTATAGCGTCGCACCCCCAATAAGTAATCGTATGATGAGAAGCGTGTATGCAAAGAGTATGTTTAACTTTGCAGCCGTCGCCCAGCTTGCAGCTGTCGCCCAGCTTGCAGCCGTAGCCCAGCTTACAATCGTTACCCAGCCAGCAGCCGTTGCTCAGCTCGCAGCCGTCGCCCAGCTTGCAGCTGTTGCCCAGCTTGCAGCTGTCGCCCAGCTCGCAGTCGTAGCTCAGCTTACAATCGTTACCCAGCCAGCAGCCGTTGCCCAGCTCGCAGTCGTAGCCCAGCTTACAATCGTTACCCAGCCAGCAGCCGTTGCTCAGCTCGCAGCCGTCGCCCAGCTTGCAATCGTTACCCAGCCAGCAGCCGTTGCCTATCCGAATGTTGCGTATTGAAAATTCATGTGCTAAATCGGACAGAACATCGTATTCAAATAACATCCATCCCTTGTCGGAATCACACAGATATAGCGTTTTCATAACTACTTAAAATATTTACGCAATTTATTGATGTTGAAATCATTGATTATTTCATACCCTTCTTCAGCGTATGTGTGTACTTCGAGCCAACACTGCCCAAGACTGTCGAACTCACGGGAAAACTCTCCACCGGAAGTATTGCGGGTGTAGTGTATCAAACCATAACCCGCAACAGACACAAACTGGTAACCATCGGCAGCGGAATCCGTTTCAAAACACACATCGGCTATCCTAAACTCGTCTGCCTCCGAATGCCAGCCCCGAATGTACGGCAGAGCATTATCTTCAATGTATTCAGCTATCTGCCGATAAATATCTTCCTCAATGTGCAGCGCTTCCATAAATATTTCCATTGTGAGAGTGCGGCATGATTTGAACCTGCGACCTACGCTCGGATACGCGGGGATTGCGACCCTATGTTTCCCTGTTTCCGTACCCTGCATCGCTCTACCTCTGAGCTACGCACTCTGAATGTCTATTCCTCCCATTCAACAAGAACAGTAGTAATATATGTGGAGGACTTTTCCCCATACTTTATAGCCTCCTCCTCCGTATCGAAGGTGTCACCTATATGGTATTGCTCCCTCTTATATACATTCACCCACGCGCGGTGTTTGACGGGTGCCATCACGAGGTCGTCATCATATTCATCCACTGCGTCCCCGTATTTAGTATACGTTTTGACAACCTCATACTTTCCGTCGTGCGTTTCAATAGCAACCACTATCGGACATTCATCGGCCTTCAGGTCGAACGCGAGAATCCTCGCCGGACGGCCGGCGCGCGTCATCACGGACGCCCCGGCCTTGGCGGCCTCCAAATCGAAAGGTTTGAATTGCTGTGCCATATCTATTTCGTTATTAGATAAATAATTCTGTTGACAATCCACCGAGCTTGCATTTCCAGCCGGTAACGAAGACGCGGACGCCTCTCTAATACTGTAATCCCTTCCATATTCGGAAAACTTAGACAAGTCCAAACTTGATTTTTATCAAATAGATAATGGCAAGATATTCGTGCGCATATTGATTATCACCGTGAGTCTTCCTAACTTTTGCCTCGAACTCTTCTATACTGCCTCTGAAACAACCGCAGGTAATTTCTATTTTATTCTCTGCAGTTATGTAAGCGTGCGTATGTCTACCGTATGAACCAAACACATCAAATCCACAATGCGCTTTGATACAATCAATCCGTGCATCGCCGGACACCTGTGCATCGCCGGACACCCGTGCATCGCCATACACCTGTGCATTGCCGAACACCTGTGCATTGCCGAACACCCGTGCATTGCCGCACACCCATGCATCGCCATACACCCGTGCATTGCCGGACACCTGTGCATCGCCGGACACCTGTGCATCGCCGGACACCCATGCATCGCCATACACCTGTGCATTGCCGAACACCCGTGCATCGCCGCACACCCGTGCATTGCCGGACACCTGTGCATTGCCGGACACCTGTGCATTGCCATACACCTGTGCATCGCCGGACACCCATGCATCGCCGCACACCTGTGCATCGCCGAACACCCGTGCATTGCCGAACACCCGTGCATTGCCGCACACCCGTGCATCGCCGGACACCCATGCATCGCCGCACACCTGTGCATCGCCGCACACCCGTGCATTGCCGGACACCTGTGCATTGCCGCACACCCATGCATCGCCGAACACCCGTGCATTGCCGAACACCCGTGCATTGCCGCACACCCGTGCATTGCCGTACACCCATGTATCGCCATACACCTGTGCATTGCCGGACACCCATGCATTACCGGACACCTGTGCATCGCCGAACACCCGTGCATTGCCGAACACCCGTGCATTGCCGCACACTCGTGCATTGCCGCACACCCATGCATCGCCGAATAAGTTCTCGAATTCCTCAATATATCCGCCGAATTCGCCCTTTTTCGCCCATTTACAATCTCTTGTACAGCGTATCCTATGAAGGATATGACCCTCAACCGTTATCGTGTCATTTTTGACAAATTCAAAATATTGTCCCATCTTTTATTAAATTATTTAAACCTGCGGAACCGCGGGGATTCGAACCCCGACCTCACCCCAAAAATCCACCGAAAAAGGTGCGTGCCCATTTACACTTCGGTTCCATTTCACCGCGGGCCTCACGGATGACGGTGAAAAAAATAATAACCTTCTTTTCTGACTATGGAACAAACGGTTTATCGTTCATTTCTCCAGTGCCTTTTAAGTTCCTTGCCGGTAAAAACCTTCCTGCCTTTGGCATTGAAACTACACCTTATCCGGCCCGCCCTTAAATGAGTGCGTAATGTATGCGGACATATCCCGAGCACCTTCGCCGCCGCCGTTATGGGATACCGTGCGCTGTCCGATATATTAGGTTCTTCAAATACCATAACTAACCTATCGCTTAGGACACTCTGGTAATAATCAGAAACCGTTCTCCGAACTCCGACGTGTGCTTGTTCGTTGTATATCTCCGGTTCAGATTCTGCCCGACCGAATAACATGAAGTTTTTAATGTGGTGTATTTATACTCGGAAAGTTTGAAAGCAACAGCCTCCCCCACCTCCAGCGCGCGCAGTTCTCCCTGTATGCTCCGCGTTATGTGTTCTTTGCTCATTCCCATATATTTACTATGTTTGTATGTTTACCTATGATTACAGGGACAAAGATAGATAATATACTTGATATTATCAAGAAAAAATCAATAAAAAATGAGGATAATAGACAGGTTCTTACAATACATTGAACACAAAGGAATTAGTGAAAATAAAGCAACTATAGATTGCGGATTATCCCAAGGATTATTGCATCAAGCAAAATCCGGGAAATCAGATTTGGGACACAAATCCATTGATAAAATATCTAAACAATATCAAGACCTAAATATATCTTGGTTACGAACTGGCGAACCTATAACGACGACGGATTCCCCGACATATCGCTATATTTTTATGATGATAATCACACTCGCCTCATGCATTCGTTTCGCGTTGATTTGAAAAATTCCCGACGTGTACTTATTTCGGACAACGGAACACGATATTGGCAGGATACTATTCAACACCGCTCTCTCCTACGAAGCGTATGGGGGCCTGAATCTGAGGAATATGAGTTCAAGCGCATCGAATTTCTGCCGGATACGGTATGCCGATTGAGTGTCCCAATAGGCGTTTTATGGGACAAATCACCGATTATGGGAAGTTACAACGACACTAATTATCCATACGTTTTGATATATATACCCGAGGAAGAGACAGGTCGTCCAGATGAAAAACGGAAACTTCTATTTGCCTCCGACGACTTATCCGTGACTGTTACGGAGGTCGTAATGCATGGGGAGCACTGCACGAAACGATATACCGCAAGCAAAGGTTTGTTGCTGAACTGGAATAGGCTTATTGCTTTCGATATTCTTCCACACATACGACAATAAACAAGGAGAGCTTGAATAAGGCTCTCCTGTTTTTCTCTAAAAACCCCGGCGGGGTGCACTATTTTTCTCTAAAAACCCCTGGTGGGGTGTCGATATCGCCGTAACGCTCTTTCATCAGCTGGAGGGCCTCTTCGATGAACGCACGGCGAGTAGGGATGGCGTGTTTTTTCATGAAATCCCGCAGCTCGGTTATTTCTTTCGGCCGAAGAAAAAAACTAATACTTGCTCCTCGAGGGCCGTCTATCGGTTTACGGCCGGCGCCGGGACGGTAGCCGCCCCAGCCAGCTTTCTTTTTCTTATCCCCTTTTTCCTGCATTTTAGCCGAATTAAGTATTTCCAATGCCTTCTCACCAGCAAATATTACAGTGGTCGCCGTTTCCGGAGTTAAACGCATTATTTTTTTGACGTTGGCGCCCGCATCAAAAGCAGCCATAGCCTGCTCTTCAGTGAGGGCTTTTAATGTATATATGGAATATTTCCGCAAAATTTTATCATAGCTCGTTTTATAAGGAACCCCAGCTTTGTCTAATTTTTGCGTTTCAGCCTCAAACCCTTTTTTTGTTTTATAAAACCTGTTTTCTAAATTATATTGGCAAAAATATTTATATTCGCCAAATTCCGTTTCGGTCACGTCAAAAGCCTTCGTCTGCGCTCCTTCCAGATTACAATCGCAAACATTTTCAACGGCTATAATGCCTTCGTTGTTTACCATTTCGCGAACACCTGCCACGAATTTCATACCATCACCTTTAGCATCGACATGCACGTTTATGGCTGAGTCCGGAATCTCGATTTCTATGATTCTGGACCCATAATATTTGGCAACGTCGTAATTCGATGAAAAATACAACGCCGGGCCATAATATTCATGTCTGACACATTCAGAAGGGAGCTTGAAATCTTCGAAATGTTCTTCAGTGCCGTGATAGAGTTTCATGACTTATTCTGTTCTGTCTCGTCATCCGACGGTATAATTTTACATCCAATAAAAATCCGTTTCATCCAATGTCTCCATATCCTCGACATAGCCATCTTCTTCATCTACCGTAATGCGGCAGAGTTCGACGCAGTACACTTGCGGCCATGCCGTGTCATACTCCATCCATCCCGAAATATCGGCCGGTTCATTGGCCGACAACTTCTTTTTTTCGTCCTCGAAAAATGCCCGTGCCTCCTGTTCGTTTTCGGAAGCGAAAATTTCATTGCTTTCAACTGTCGGCCTGGTGTAGTGTACTGAAAAAATCTGTTTCATAATTTTCCCGTTTTTGAGCCCGGCGGCTTGGTTTTGGTTTTGATTACACTACAAAGGTAGTAATTAATATTGAAAACGCAAATCTTTTTTTCAAAAAAAAGATGCCTGCTACTGCATTCTTTTCGCTCATAATTATTGTTTTTATTTTTATTTTTGTAGTAAATAATAAGATAAAATAAAACAATGGGAAAGTATTCTCAGGAGAAAATAGAAGAATGTGCCGCATGGGTACGCAAAAACGGGCTGATTGAGTACGGAGGCGACACGGTCGTCGCTTTATGTAAGGCATGCGATATCCATTTCTCGACCTATTACGACTGGCTTGAACGGCCCGAATTTCGCGAGGCTATAAAAAAAGCGAAAGAGGAATATCGCGAGGGGCTGGAAAAACGGATGGTGCATTCTCTTGCCACAGCCGCTGAGGGTTTTGAATGGACGCAAATTGTTACACAAAAGACGGGAAACGGAGTGGTGAAACAAATAACCGAGAAGACGATGCGCGAAGCCCCCAATGTAGCTGCATGTATTTTCCTTCTGACAAATCTTGACCCGGAAAAATGGAAGAACAAGCAATCGAGCGAATTGGCCGGCCGCATAGACATTAATCAGATAACAGGTATGAAAGTCATATGATAACATTTTTTTGGATAATGCTCCCTTTTGCCGTTATCGGTTTAGGAGCCGTTTGCGGCATTATCGCGCCGATAATATATCGCCGTATCGTCGGTGGATGGGAGGCCCACTTATTCAAGCGCTGGAAGCGTCTTGAAGCGAGATACAGACGGAAATATGGAACTGACGTTTGACACGCGCGGAAATGACAAGCAGAAAGAATGCGCTCGGCTGTGGTGCGACAACTCCGTAACAGAAATACTTTACGGCGGCGCCAAAATGTGCGGCAAATCATTTCTCGGATGTTCTTTGATATTTGGAGATGCGCTCACGTATCCTGAAACGTACTATTTTATTGCGCGGCAAAATCTCACCGACCTCGTGCGTTTTACAGTTCCGTCTATTCATGAAGTTCTGAATGCATGGGGGGTTGATTCTTCGCAGTATGTGACGTACAACGGGGCATATCACTATTTCGAGCTGTATAATGGTTCTCGCGTGTATTTGATTGAGGCGAGTTATAGGCCTTCCGACCCGCTGTACATGCGGTTCGGCTCGATGCAGATGACGCGCGGATGGATTGAAGAGGCTGGAGAATTTTGCAGGGCGGCTAAGTCCAACCTTATGGCTACTTTGGGACGCAAAAATAACGAACGCTACGACCTGTCAATAAAATTGTTACAAACATGTAATCCGTCGAATAACTATTTGTACAACGATTATTACAAGCCCTACCGCGACGGGACATTACCGTCGCACATCCGTTTCATCCAAGCGTTTATTTCAGACAATAAGACGGCTACGCAGGAATACATCGAAAATCTGCGACAAGCTCTTACCCCCGCAGAACGAGAGCGTCTGCTGTACGGACGTTGGGAGTTTGATACAGACACGAGATTACTGGTAAATTATGACGCCGTATGCGACGCATTTACAAACGATTTCGTGAACGAGGGTGACCCATATATATCGGCAGACTTGGCCGGAGGCGGACGCGATACGTGCGTAATAGCTCTGTGGCATGGCGACGTCTGCCGCTTTCCGTTCGTGAAAAATAAGACGGGCGGAAAAGATATTGAAACAGCTATACAGAGAATTGCGACAGAAAATAACGTGCCCAGGTCGCACATAGTGGCTGACGCGGACGGTCTGGGATTTTTTCTTGAGAGCTATATGCGCGGCATAAAGGAGTTTCGCGGTGGTTCAAAAGCAATACATGACACATACGCTTCGCTCAAGGCCGAATGTGCATATAGATTGGCCGAAAAAATAAATAAACGCCAGATACGCATAGATTGCCCGCCCGAGTACGCCGAACGCATCCGCACGGAGCTTATGCAGCTGAAAGCGGCTGACGTGAACACCGACAATAAGCGTGCTCTTATAAAAAAAGAGGAAATGAAGCAGGCATTGGGGCATTCGCCGGATTTTTTAGACACATTAATTATGCGGCAGTTTTTCGACATACACGACAAAGCGGAGGGGGCTCGTTTCTCGCCGCTGCAAATACCTAAAAAAAGATGATTGGAAGCATAATATCATTTATCGGCGATTTTGCCAAAACGTGCAACGTCGGAGGCGGAGATGTGTATTTCGAGTGCGACAGTGCCGATTTGATTGCGGTTAAAATCGATACCGTACCGCGAACGAATGACGATGGGCACGCAAATTTCTTTATATATGTCGAACCGCCTGTCTACTCTAACTATATATTGCCGCGAGGCCGTATCCCTCATCAGCAAACTACAGTGCGTGTATATTTCTGCGGTTTTGTTGAGATGCACAGCACGTATGAAAAAGGAAGCACGGAATTTTCCGATAACGATATGACTACTCGTACGCGTCTTGCTATGCAGGACACGATAGAGCGGCGGCTCGTCCGGCCATTTCTGCAGGCGCTGAAAAAATCGGACATGGCCGCACGATTTCCCGATTCGTTCGCAAATCTGCGTATTAACTACAGGGCGGAACCGCGATTCGACGCGAACGAAATAAGCATTTATGTAGAATTTCAGTGGGAGGAGGGGCTGTGTGCCGAAGATTATGCGTAAAGTAGATATCCGAGGGGGGCAGTTTACATACGGACAGCGTATAGAACTCGGGCGCATTTTGCAGAACGCGAAACTGTCTGAGTTCGCCAAAATGGAAGCGTGCATGAAATGTCTTGTGCCAAAATGGTCGTTCCTGAATATCCGTGAAAGCATTGCTTGGTGGCCGGAAGTTATAGACGGTTTGGCATACTGGATTAATCGTGAAAATAAAGAGCTTTATAAAGCCCCTACCACGGAAGAGAAAGCTGCAGGTATACTCGACATGCAGCGGAAAATCAGTTACATGGGAGTAATCACATCTCTCGCAAAAGAGTTCGCGACGGACCCAGACACGATACTGTCATGGAAATACGCGAAAGTATTCAATATACTTTATACTGATATGCAGCGGGCGATATTTCACGAGCGGCTGCATAAGAATCGCGAAGAAAAAGCCGCCCGTGCACGAAAAGCAAAAAGACGATGACAACAAGATTCGACAGCGAGCTGCTTCAACACTTGGAAATGCTGAGGGATGACATAGTAGAGGCTTCCCGCCGTGCCGGACAGCAGGCAAGTGGACGGACGTATTCAGAAACGACGGCAACGGTAGAGCGCACTGGGGATATTATCGAGGGAGCGATAAAGGCTCCCGGATATTTCCATACTCTCATCACGGGTCGGGGGCCCGGACGCGTCCCGGCCAACTTTACCGACATTATCGAAGAATGGGCAGCCGCCAAAGGTCTTTATTTTATAGATGCGCGAGATGCCCGACGTTTTGCCAATGCGGTAGCATGGAAAATACGCCGCGAAGGGTCGGAATTATACAGAAATCATCTATACGTGGATTTGGTGGACACGCCCGTAAAAAATTTTGAGGCGTGGCTTGAAACAGCATTAGACCAAGCAATGCAAATACTTATCAATGAAACACTGTCCGTCCCTGCATCATCACAACACGGATATATATTATAGATTATGGCATACTGTCTGAAAAAACCGAAACCAATATGTTCAGCGTACGAGGAGACGGAACTCGTATTGCAAACTGACAAAGGACTGTATGAATGGGCGCAAGCACATCAAAATGATACAGAGGGAGTTAATATTCTCCCTTTAAAAACATCCAATGCAGATGTTGAAATGCCTGTGGGTAGCTCGGCTATGCCGGCCGGCCAACGTCAATTACCGACATTATTTTCAAGAATAGATGCGTCCGGACTTACCGGAATAACAGCAGGTGGAGTGAGCACCACAATACCGTTTACAATAGGGAAATATTACAGTCTTGGTATCAATAAATTAAGTATTAAAACGAGCACCACAAATAACAATTTTGCGGGGGGACGCGTGGAATTGATAATAGACCAAACATTCGGTGATGCATTATGGTTTTTAAACGCAACGCCATCTCGCAACTTTGTCGATTATATAGAGCGAGCATATATCGATGCTAATCAATTATCTACCGTGGGATATCCGGACATGCAAGCTGCTTTATGTGCACAATTTATTGTTCAAAATCCATTTAAGGATGCCGAAGCATGGACAGGCCCTGGACTAACTGCATGGCTTAATTTCAGACATTGTATTGGTGTTCCTCAATCTTTTGACTGCACAAACAGACCTTTAGGGTACGTTGAAGTATCACAAATTATGCGCAATAGTAATTCGTTGGGAATAGAATTAGTGTTTAATATAGACAATATTGCAAATGATGATTTAGTACATCCTTTAGTAATTTATGAAGACGAACTGTCGCAACCAGTTGACGTAATAGGTTTTAAAAATGGCAAATTAGTACGACGCCAAGATTCATCTACTACTATTGACGTTGTTTTAAAAACACTAAATCATATTGTTATTTGGACAAACACAGTTACAGTTGCATCAGGAGGCACAGGAATTATGCGTATCGATTTTAACGGAACCACTATTTATAATGGGGATGTTAGTTATGATGTTTATAATAGTATTAAAAATATATGGTTAGGTGGCACAGCTGACGGTAGTTTATACATAGGCGGTCATATTTATTATGTGCGTACTTTGAATGCATTTTGGGATACAGCCTATGTGCTGAGAAACATGTATTACGATGGTAAAATGCTCGATACCATAATTCCTTATGCATTAACAGCTCGATTTGAGGTAAGAGATGTTCATAGATACGGTTATACGGGAGATTTTCAGCCATGGTTCTATTCCGGCGAAACGACAATGCGCTCATCTGTGTCTGACGGTTCGAGGCAAGCGATTCTTTATCCATACGACAATTCTTTTTTAGTAGATTACAAAACGCCGGAAAGTCCCGGCGCCTCACCAAACGGATTCCTGTTAATGTCGGTCACGGCTGGCAAAATAATGATAAATACCGGAAATGATTATTTGCCGTATCTTCCATCGCCTGCTGATTTGCTCAATTCATTATCGCCTACAGACACGACATTACCGATGATTACGGTGAATGTTGAACGGCCCAATGCAAAAACTCCGAATGTGCTTTTATCTTCAGAACCGGACAAGGACGGCAAGATAAAATATGATTTAGGATGGATATTTAAATCATCGTTTTTCAACATACGTTCCGGATATTCTGACAACAATTTATACGGGAATTACACTGTTAACAACATTCCTGGGGAAGATACAGCACAAGAAAATGCAAGAAGATTATTCATGCGCCACATATCTCAGTATGGACATATTAGCGATATGCAAACAGAAAATGCAGCAATGCTTATGTCTCCTGCATGTTGGGTATGGTATGAAGGATATCCGCTCGACATGGTTATAAATACAAATACGTTTTCTATAGGTCCATATCTATATAGGAAAACGTTTAATAGTGCATATAAAGTTCTGCAGATTCCTGTAGGGGTAAGTATGGTAGATTTAACAGATACTGAAAGTTGGGAACTTAGAAACTCGTATATTTCATTCCAATATTTTACACCAAAATATCATTGCCGATTAGGATGTATTCCAGATAACCCTTTTTATATAAGATGGATAAATGAAAAAGGAGGATACGATTTCTGGATGTTCAAGTCATATCCATCGGACGAACAGGAGATTGAAGATATCATAAATACCCTACCCTCTCCTTCCGACCAATACCGCATATGGCATCGCACAAGTGCCATAGGTCGCAAGCGTATAACGGTAGGCGACGGATTGTTAACACGCGAAGAATTTGAGTGCTTGAAATTCATACCCCGCTCCCCTCTCGTTGAATGGTACGACGAAAGCGTCGGCAAATGGCAGACGGTCGTATTCGAAGATTCGATTTCCGTAACATGGAATAGCCGCTCAGGACTTGGGGATATAGAATACACATTTACGCTACCGCCAATCAGATTACAGCAGCTATGA